TGGCATCGTCGTTGTCGAACACCACTACTCCATACGTGCGCGGTGCGACTTGCTGCCAATCTAACCACGGGCCATCGCCCCAGTGGTCTCCATCAATGAACGCACAAGAGAACTCACTGTTCACGAGCGCTTCCGGCCAGGGCTGTGACTTCTGCGCGTAAACATCTGCAGTCGCGAACTCGTGCAACCCGCGCAACAGGTTGTGCACCAGCACTTCAGTGTTTATGGGTTGCTCCGTCTCCGGATCAACTTTCCAGGCGTTGAGTGTGCCGCGATAGTACCCGTCGAGTGGATCGACCAACTTTCCACGAACGGCTCGGTAACTAAGTCTTTCCGCGCGCGCATTCAACACTGCGATCGCTGAGCCACCGAACAGCGTTCCGATCTCCAAGTAGTCTCCCGGAGGTGCAACTTCGCACGCGAGAGTCAGAATCGTGACCGCATACTCTTCGTCATTCCCAGCAAGGCGACCGATCATTTCGCCGTCTCGGAAGAGACGTAGCACTCGTTCAACTTGCGGATGACTGCGCACGTTGCGCCTCCTCGAACTCGTCGATGGACATAATAGTTCCCGAGTGGTCCGCTAGGAACGCACGGAACACCTTTTCGTCCACCGTCGCGTCAATCATGTGGGGTGACGTCACTGTCGTGTCGCAGTACATCTTGATCCCTGCTTCCCGGCAGAGCCGGCAGAACCAAAGGTCCTCACCTGGCCACTCGTCCCACATCACTCGCGAGTAGTCGTTCGCGAACCAAGGGGGCTCGATGCGCTCGAAGACCTTCCTCGAGACGAGCAACGAGCCAGTACCAATTGCGTCGACCTCAATCAACCCGCGCTCCCATTCAACGATCGGATAGACGCGCCCATCGCCGGAACCTAACTTGTACGCGCATGCGTCGTAGGGTTCTCCACGGCGGAAGTTCAGTCCACCAACCACTAGGCGTTCGGGATCCGCCAGGACCCACCGCGCTAAGCTCTGCAAGATGTTTGGCGGGTGCTTGTGATCGACATCCAAGTACAAAATGTGCGTGTAGTCGGACTCGAGCAACGCGAGTGCAACTTTGTTGCGTACCAAGTCCGTTCGCCCGTAGGGCATTCGAATGATCGGTGTGCCCTGTGCGGCGATTTCCCAGAAATCGTAGAACACGTCATCTGCGTGTCCTAGAGCGCGCTCCATACCAATGGCAATTGCGATCTTCGGCCAAGTCCAAGCTGCAATCGGCCAAGTGCGCAACGTCCTCTCGATACGTTCCCGGCGCTCCTCGGGTGTTTCAGGTGCATGATGCTTTCGTGACATGTCGCTCTCCTCAAAGCGTTGTTCTGCGGGTGCGTGGTGGTTGAGAGGAGAGCGGATCCCCACTCACGCACCCGCGAGAACACTAGGTTGATGTGGCTCCGCTGCTACGGGGTGTAGCGCGGATCGCCGATTGCGAAGGCGGTGATGATCATATCCTTGCCAGTCTGGGCATCACTCACCAGTCGCACGTACCGCTTGGTGGGCACGCCATGGATCTCCTGGCTGCCACCAGCGCTGGTTACATTGCTGAAGGACGCGAGAGTCGCGGCATCAGAGCCAGCGGTAGTAGAAGCCTGTTGGATGAGACCAGAGGCGGTACCTGCGGTTGTGCCAACGCCAACGGCCCAAACGAACTTGACCGGGCGGGGACCCAACACGTAGTCGAGCAGGTCGATCCAAGAGCTGTTCAGCCCTCCGGCTGTTACAACGATCGGGGCCTGCAGAAGCTTCATCTCGAAACCGGTTACACGTGACATGGTTTATCTCCTTTCGTGGTGAAGGCGGGGACCCGAAGGTCCCCGCTAACACGCGTGAGGACTGCTTACGCAGCCACCTTGTGGGCCTTGATCCGCCAGGGCTCGATCGTCTGGCCACCAACACGCTTGCGCGCGAGCAGCACAGTGATGTTCGTCTCGGCGTACAGCTCGCTCAGGCGCTGAATGCTGAAGCCAACGCGGTCCAGGACCAGGTAGGCACGCAGGTCACCAAACACGACCGGGTAAGCGTTCGCAGCGACGTCGGGCATGAACTCGTCCTTCATCACCGGGTAGCCCAACAGAGAGTTCGGCGTGGGCGCCATCTGACCCTGAGTCTGAACGATCGGCCAGATGTAGTCATCGCCGGTCGTCTTCAGCTTGCGGATGACCTTCTCGGTCGCCTTGTTCATCAGGAAGCGGGAGTTGATGTCGTACTGAGCCGGGATGGCGTAGACCAGATCGATCAAGCCATTCGCAGTCAGCGTCGCAGCGGTTCCGGAGTTCACAGCGGCTGGGCCGTCGCCACCCACCTGAGTCAGAAGACCCATCGGGCGTGCAGTGCCGGTACCGTTCAAGAACGCGTCGTTCTCACCCAGTGCGAACGATTCCGCCATCAGGTCAGTCGCGATTCCGAACACGTCGAAATCGGCGTCTTCCAGGAAGTCGTTCGTGAAAGGCATGCTCGCCATTGCAGTGTGAACTGCAATCGAGAACAGCCCGAACACGGGATCGGTAACGCGGTGAACGGTTGAGCTGGAAGGATTCTCACCCGTCCAGGTCAAGCGCACGGCCGAGGTGTACTCGTCGTCGGTGGTGTAGTGGATCTTGGGCCAGCGAGCGAGATCCTTGCTGGTCTGAACCACGCGGGCGTAGGAACGAATGGTCGCCATCGTAGCCTGCTTTTTCAGCAGCTCGGAGTGCCAGTCATCACTCACCAGGTAACCACCCGCGCTGTCAACACCCTCGGAAAGGGTCTTGCGATCGGTGGGGCCGACCTCGCCGATCCCCTTGCGCAGGTACGCTTCGAACGCGCTGGGATAGCCGCGCTTCTCGGTCGCCAGGGGAACGTGGTAGCGGAACTTCCGAACGGTTGGGATCACAATGCCGTAACGAGAGTCCACCGAGAACGTAGGAACCTCCAGCGCGCGCCAGGATTTCTCGTCCACGGGAACGTTGCCCTCGCTGGGGCCAGCGTTACGCCACTGCAGCCCAGCTGCCTGAGTGCCCTGCGGTTCCTCGACGGAACTGCGAGCGCCAGTCAGCTTCTTGAACATATCGATCCGGGTCAGCAAAACATCAGACTCACCGAGCAGACCTTCGATCTTGGTCGCAACCTCTTCCGGCATCTGATCTTCTTTCCCGGCCCATTCGCCTGCAGCCTTCTCGGCCTCGGCAACTTTGGCTGCGTATGCAGCCTGTAGAGCCTTCAAGTTCTCAGCCATGGTAAACCTCCTAATTTTATGGATTGATCTTAGTGCGCGCCTGCGCCAGTCGTTCTAGCACATTCGCAGTGAGTACCGGGTTGACTGCGGCCAGAGGTGTCTCTGGCTCAATCGTAGGTGGCTCGGCTGCAGTGAGTACCTTACTCACCTGGGCAAGTGCCTCAACAACAGCGTCGAGCTCCTGCTCGACGACTGTCCTACCCAAACGAAATTCTGCAAGCCCACCTGCGCAAAGCTTGCGTGCGTCAGCAACGACGCGTCCCAGTTCGATCAACTTATACGCAGGTGCGCTTTCCTCGAACTCGGAATAGTGACGCGCGAGGTGCGAGTACACTTCACGCATGTCGTCCAGAGACAGTTCTGCCTGGAGCGGCAAGTCGAGCATCGCCTTGAACGAGTTCGCCCAAACTGCCTTCCCGATACCATCATGTCCCGGCAGGTGATGCAAGAACTTCAGGTCTTCGAACTGCTCGACTGGATTGGACACCGACCAACCGAAGTGTGCAGAGATCCGGCGCTTCTCCGCATCCGTCAACTCTGACCACTCGAGATCCGTAAAGTCCTTCAGCTCCGCTGTGAACTCTTCTGCGTCCTTCGAAGCAACTCCCGTGGGGTAGAAAGGCACGACGGCCTTCATTGCAACCGTCGCCGGATTCATGCCCCAAGTGACGTCACTTGTGTCCCACAGTCGGATCTCGCGAATGTTCCGGACCATCCAACCCTTCCACTCGTCCTTACCCTCTTCGAAGTCGTACTTGAGAGAGTCGAACGCGATAGACATTTCAGCCAGTGCGCCAGAAGTCACCGCCTGGTAAACTTCCTCGCCGCGTGGAGTCGAGAGATACTCTCGAGTCACCAGCAAGCCACCGGTTGCACTGGGAAACCGGTCTCGAACTTCCGAAGGCAGTCCCGTCTTGCCAACTTCTTCCAGAGCAATGATCTTTGCCGTGGGTGGCTGCATGGGATCGTGCATCCACAAGTGACGCACCCGACTGGTACCTTCCTTCAACGTCTTCTTGAACGCGCCCTTGTGAATGACGTCTGCGCCCGAGTCGACGTTTCCGGTTACCGCAGCGATCCCGGTCACCTTGCGACCGTCGATCTCCTTGAACTCGAATCCTAACGATTTGTGTTCCATCACGCCTCCTATGCTACCGCCGCGCGAACCGTTGACTCGAAGAATCCGAGAATCACCCGGTGGTGCGAATCTAGGTGCTCTTGCAGTGTGTACCATCTACCTGCGTGCACGGCTGCTTGTGGACCAAGCCCACCAACCATCTCTGAACTGATTACCCACGGAGCATGCTCCGCACGGTTTCCCAAAACTCCAACGTACCCCTTACCAACCGAACGCACTTCAGTGTAGTAGCTACGACCGAGCGTGCCTGTTCGCGAGTACCTACTGAAAGGTACCGGCGGGGGATACGGTGGAACGCGATCTTTCAAGTACTGAGCCGAGTGGTCAGCCTCTGAACGCAATCCAATCGGTAACTGGACTGACGCTCTAGTCAGATGTGCTTGAGTCTCCCGAACTCCCGTCACTGTCATCTTCATTCGAAGGTCTCCCACCCGGGGCTTGGATCGTCGCTGACGTCCACTCCTTCGGGTTACGTGGTTCCAACATCGGAACCTCGATTGACGACAGCGGCCTGACGAAAACGTCTCCCGGAGTGCCAATCGACGGCCAACCTACCTCACGGTAGAACTGGTTGATCGTAATCACACCACCTACCGCAGCGCGAGTGGCACGTTCCCACCGCTTCATCGTCACATCTTGCAACGCAGGTACGCGAGTGAAGTCCCAGTAGACTTCAATGTCCTCTCCTGGGAACTCAGGTACGAGTTGCCCTGTGATCGCGTCTTCGAAATTCACGTACAGTGGGACAAGCGAATCTTCCCACCAAGCTTCTCGCGCTTGGCCGTAGTTCGAATACGTCGCTTTGTCCAACCCAACCTTCGCACCAATAATGATTGGCGGAACGTCAAGTGCCATACACACGCGGGCTTCTTCTCGCCCGTCGATAATATCGAATCCCATCTCCCGGAGGTCCATACCAATCTTCTGGTACTCTGCATCGGAGTCAAGAACCACCGGCTCCATCCAGTTTTCAACGCCACCGTAGCGTTCTCCCCACCGACGGCGAATCGTCTCTACCTGTGCGTCCTTCAAACGCTGTGTCGTCTTCAACAACCCGGCCGGAACACCACCACGCTCCATTAGGAGCTTCAAGAAGTCCGTAACCGAGTTGTCAACGTCGCCCGCGCGTGCAGCGACCATCACAGGGGGAGTGGTCTTGAACCAGCCCATGGGATCCCAGAGCTTGAACTCAACAACGTCATCAGCCGAGATCCGAACTTTCTCACCACCCGGAGGACCAAACTCGTACTCCGCGTACGGAATGTACTTCGTCCCGGATGGAATTGGCGCAATCCAATCTGGCCTCAGCGGCCAGAGTGCAGCTACTCGACCCGCGCCATCGCGTTCTTTCTCGAATACCGCACGACCGGCTAGCTTCTGGTAGATGATGACCGCGACCCACAGGTCGAACTCGGACATGTACCTGTTCGGCCGCTTGAGCAACTTCGCCAACGGATGGTCTGGCGTGGGGTCGAGCTCACCTCGGCGTCTCACCTTGAGTGAGACTTGTGACGCAGTGTTTGCCGTCTTGTTGATGCACGCGAAGATCAGTTCGTTTCTACGCCAACCGTGACGCCAAAAGGTCTCGAACGAGAAGTCATTGTAGATCGGCTCCTTGCCCCAGTCAGACGCAAAGCTGGCCTTCGAAAGAACCGCGGGTGTGCGAGGACGCGTGAAAAGGACCCGGGCACTCAGCTGCAAGCGTTGTAAGAAGTTCATGCGAAAATTCCTCCAAAGCCCGCAAGCGAAACCATCTGCGTGGCCATAAGCGAGAGCGCAAAGCTCATCGCGTCATCGTCGTGTTGTCCCTCGGGCGCGTTCAAGGAGTTGCCTTCGATCGCAGCGAGCTGGTCCAAAGTTTCTTCATCTCGGACTTTCGCATCGTTCTCACGGAACGCGGTCGCTACGTTATCGTACAACGCCGCCTTCGCACGGGTGGTCGTCATCCAACCTTCCTTGTCGTCCAAGCCCGGAAACAGCTGAAGGCTCGAGTTGTCTCGCAACCACAAGAGCACGGCGTGGCCGTGATTGTTTCGTTCGACTAGCACTCCAGCAGCATGGTACCACTCTCCAACTTTGTCAATGTGCTCCGCAAACACCGCCGGCTCGTACTGGCCAGACAGTTTCGCCACTTGTGACTGGTCGGACACCTTCAGCACCGTCAAAGATGACGGGTCACTGTTCGGGTTGCCCTCTGCGGGGTCGGCTCCCAGAACGTAACTCTCTCCTGGGAGTGGCTCTTCGTATACTAGCAACTCCGACAACGTCATCTCCGCGGGAAGAGCTTCAAGCGAGTACTGCTCCGAGGGGATGAAGTTGCGCTGCAGCCACGCGAACGGCAAACGCTTGTCTTGTGACCTCGGCGCGAGCGCTTCCTTTGCTGTCGCCGGGTATTGCTCCCACAGGTCGTCGTACGAGCCGGTCCGCTCGAAGATCTCTTGCTTTTGCGTCTCGTACCACTCGGGCGTTCTACCCGGGCGCGCGTGCCATGGAAGGAAAATTGCCTTCCAAGGTCCCTTGCCTCGTGAGGCTGCACGGAACAAGTTCTTGAACTCACTCCCGGGCGTCTTCTTGTCCGCGCGAGAGAGCAGTACCATCTGACCACCCGCGTCGACTGTCGGCTTGACAGCTCGAAACAACGCGTTCAGGTC